GCGTCGCAGGGTGGCTGGAAGAGGTCGGTTTCTTCTGTGCAGTAGCCGCACGCACCCCGCCAACTCTCCGCGCGCGCAGCCTCAAACTTCGTTATTCCGACCATGCCATACAAAGATCCCGCCAAACACCGCGAAGCGTCCCGGCAGGGGATGAAACGGCACCGTGCGAAGAAGGGGACGACGGTCGACCGCCTCGTCGACGACCTGAAGGACTCCCCCGACCTTCCCGAGCCGCCGACGCGCGACCACCTGCTGCGCGCACTCGGTGTTCAGGCACGCGAGGGCAACGTCGCGGCCATCCGACTGCTACTGGAGGAGTACCGACGCGATGGCACGGACGAAACAGCCCAGGAGAAGCCATCCGTCATCGACGAACTCGCCGCGCGCCGGCGAACTGCCTGAGCTCGACGAGTTCGCAGCCTTCTGCGCGGAGCTGACGGCCGACACCGAGAAGGGCCCGGCGCCGTTTCTGATCGAGGACTTCCAGCGGACGATCCTCCGCGACTACTTCCTCGGCGCCCGCGAGACGCTCGTCCTGCTGCCGAAGAAGAACGGCAAGTCGACACTCGTCGCCGCCCTGGCGCTCCACCACCTGCTGACAACCGATGACGCGGAGTGCTTCATCGCCGCGGCCTCGCGCGAGCAGGCCGGGATCATCTTGAAGCAGGCGCGGAAGTTCATCTCCCGCTCGGAGCCGCTCTCACGGCTGTTCGAGATGAACAAGCGCGAGATCCACTCCCTCACCGACGAGGGCGTCGTCCGCGTCCTGGCGTCCGATGTGGACACCGCCGATGGCGTGATTCCCACGCTGGCCGTCGTCGACGAGCTCCACCGCCACAAGTCGGCTGACCTCTACGGCGTCTTCCGCGACGGCCTCGGCCCGCGCAACGGGCGGATGATCACGATCTCGACGGCCGGTGACTACGAGGACTCTCCGCTCGGCCGGATGCGGACGGCCGCCTACAGCTACGGCATCGAGCGCGACGGCGCCTACCGCTTCGCCCGTTCGCCCGATGGCTCCTATGTGATGCACGAGTGGGCGCTCGACACCGCCGACGACCTTCACGACATGGCGGTCGTGAAGACCGCCAACCCGGCCAGCTGGCAGACCGAGGAGGCGCTGCGGATCCGCCACGACTCGGCGTCGACGACTTCCTGGCAGTGGGCGCGCTTCGCCTGCGGGGTCTGGGTCCAGGGTGAGGACGCCGCGATCTCCCCGGAGGAATGGCACGCCTGCGCGGAACCCGGCCTCGAGATCCCCGCGGGCGAGGACGTCTGGATCGGCATCGACCTTGGCTGGAAGCACGACACGACGGCGATCGTTCCTTACGGCGAGGGGCGGGTGCACACCCCGGCGATCATCGTCCCGCCGCGCGACGGCACCTCGCTGCGCGAGGACCGGATCAAGGCGCCGCTCCGCGAGTTCGCCCGTCGCTGGAACGTCGTCGGCGTCGTCATCGACCCGAACACGGGCGGCGAGCAGCTGGCGGAATGGATCGAGGACGAGCTCGGACTCACCGTGATCGCGCACTCGCAGGACCCTGCGCCGATGAGCCTCGCGGCCGAGCGCTTGATGGCCGCCATCCGCGAGCGCGAGATCAGGCACCCCGGCGACCCCGCCCTGAACGCCCACGTCTTGGCGGGACAGCGCAAGACCGTCAGCGGCGAGAAATGGCGCTTCGTCCGCCCGAAGCGCGGGGCGCGCAACATCGACGCGCTGATCGCGCTGGCGATGGTCCACTCGGTTGCGACGGCGAACACCGCCCGCTCTGTTTATGAGGGCAGGGACCTACTCACCGTCTAGGAGAACACTTGTCCACCATCCTCCTTCTCGCGGGGTTCGCGGCGATCGTCGCCGGCTGCGCGCTCATCTCAGAATCCCTCGCGCTGATCGTCGGTGGCTTCATCATCGGCGTGGCAGGCGTGGGGCTCGCGCGAACCGAGGCTGAGGCGTGAGCCTCGCCTCCCGCCTGCTCTCGGGCTTGGGAATCGAGCAGCGCGCGACCCTCGCCCGCCCTTCGTGGGATCTCGTCGAGGCGCTGACGACCGGCCAGGCCTACTCGGGCCAGACGGTCACCGTCGCGTCTTCCCTCTCGCTGGTGCCGGTCTACTCGGCCGTATCGCGGATCGCGGGCTCGGTCGGCTCGCTGCCGCTGATCGTCTACCGCCGGCTGCCGCAAGGCGGGAAGGAGCGCGCCGAGAACCACCGCACCTGGCGGATGCTCCACGACCAGCCGAACGAGTCGATGGGCTCGGACGAGTTCTGGGAGATCGTCGAGGCGCATCTGCTGCTGTGGGGTAACGCCTTCGTTGCGAAGATCCGCGACTCGCTCGGGATGGTGTCGGAGCTGTGGCCGATGGAGCCGTCACGGGTCAAGGTCGGGCGCCAGGACGACGGGACGCGCTACTTCGTCCTCGACGGCAAGGACCGCTACACGGAGGCCGACATCCTCCACATCCGCGGACTCGGGACGGACGGACTGGTGGGCCTCTCGCCGATCCAGCAGGCCAAGCAGATGCTTGGCGGCGCACTCGCGCACGAGGAGTTCTCGGGGCGCTTCTGGGGCAACTCCGCCAACCCCGGCGGTGTCCTGACCCACCCGAACAAGCTCTCCGACGACGCGGCCAAGCGGATCAAGGCGCGGTGGCGCGAGGCGGTGGGCGGAGTGCTCCACGCCGGCGAGACCGTCGTCCTCGAAGAGGGCATGGAGTGGAAGCAGGTCGGCATGCCGCTCGAGGACGCGCAGTTCATCGAGACGGCGAAGTTCTCCGACCTCCGCGTCGCCCAGCTCTTCCGCCTGCCGCCCTACATGCTCGGCGCCTCCTCGGGTGACTCGATGACCTACTCGAACACCGAGTCACAGGGCATCGACTTCGTCCGCTGGACGCTTCGGCCGTGGCTGGTGCGGATCGAGAAGGCGCTCCTGCGAGACCCCTCGATCTTCCTGCAGGGCTCGCGCATCTTCCCCGAGTTCCTGACCGACGCCCTCCAGCGGGCGGACACGAAGACCCGCTACGACGCCTACAAGGTCGCGATCGAGGCGGGCTTCCTGACAGCCGCCGAGGCGCGCGAGATGGAGAACCGCCCGCCCCTCAATGAGCCGGCACAGCCGGAACCCGAACCAACGGAGAACGAGTAGTGGACTTCGAGACGAGAGTCGCAGAAGCCAAGCGAGAGATCCGCAACGCCTCGATCGACGGCGTCCAGCGGCGCTCGGTGCCGTTCGCACCGGAGATCCGGGCGAAGGCCGACGGCAGCTACACCGTCGTCGGTCACGCTGCGGTCTTCAACGACCTCAGCGAGAACCTCGGTGGATTCCGGGAGCGGATCGAACCCGGTGCGTTCGCGAACGTGCTGAAGGGCCGCCCCGACACGCGGGCGCTCTTCAACCACGACCCGAACCTCGTCCTGGCACGAACGACGAACGGCACCCTCTCGCTGGTCGAGGATGAGACCGGCCTCTATTACGAGGCTGACGTCGCGCCCACGACGTACGGGAACGATCTTCGCGCACTCCTTGAGCGCGGGGATGTCTCACAGTCCTCGTTCGCCTTCCGCGTCGCCTCTGGTGGCGACCGCTGGGAGGAGGACGAGGACACGGGTGGGCTCATCCGCATCATTGAGAACTTCTCGGCTCTCTACGACGTGAGCCCCGTGACCTACCCGGCGTATCCGACGACGGACGCCGGAACACGCACGACTTCGACCAGTACGGCACCGCTGGTCTCCATCTCTTCGTCCGGTGGCATCCCAAGCGTCACCGTGACGAGCACCACTTCGCTGACCGAAGAGGAGCGCACGGCCTCGGCTGACCTCCCAGAGCAGGGCCAGATGGCCTCTTCGGACGAGGACGGAGCGGAGGACACCCACGCCTGGCGCGCACGCGCACGGGCGCGGGAGCTCGCCCAGCTGGAGCGCATGGCGCTTCGGCGGGCTGCCTAGTCCCCCGAAACAAAGGAGCACATCTCATGTCGATCCACGGGATCGAGGAGCTCCGCACTCGTCGCGCTGCCGCGTTCGAGGGCATGAAGGAGCTCAACGACAAGTGCCTCGCGGAGGAGCGCGACTTCTCCGCCGAGGAGCAGCAGGAGTACGAGCGCCGCGAGTCGGAGTTCGACTCCCTGACCAAGCAGATCGAGCGCACTGAGCGCATCGAGGGCCACGCGCCCAAGATGACGCGCTCGACCGCCGAGCCGGAGGCCGAGGAGCGCAAGGCCGCGGCCGACGAGAAGTTCGCGGAGACGCTCGCGGAGTTCAACCAGCAGCGCCGCGGCATGAAGCCGCAGGACGACCCGGAGTACCGCCACACGTTCTACAAGTGGCTCACCGTCGCAGACGAGCGCGAGCTCGAGCCTGCGGAGCTCCGTGTCCTCTCGAAGGCGACGGCCGGTGCGGGCCTCAACCTCGTGCCGACCGCCTTCCAGCGGACGCTGATCGACTCGCTGCGCGAGTTCGGCGCCATGCGCGACATCTCGAACGTCATCACGACCGACTCGGGTGAGGCGCTCCAGGTGCCGTCGGTGTCCTCGCACGGCACGGCCTCGTGGACGGCGGAGAACGCCGCCTACACGGCCTCCGACGAGGCATTCGGTCAGGCGACGCTGAACGCCTACAAGGCCGCGACGCTGATCAAGGTCTCCGAGGAGCTCCTCGAGGACGCGGCGTTCGACCTCGAGTCCTACATCCGCATGGAGTTCGGCCAGCGGATCGGCGTGCTCGAGAACACCGGCTACGTCGCCGGCGACGGCTCGGGCAAGCCGACGGGCGTCGCGACGCAGGCGACCGCCGGCGTCACCGCCGCGAGCGGCACGGCGATCACGGCCGATGAGTTGATCGACCTCTACCACTCGCTGCTGCCGCCCTACCGCCGCAACGCGGTCTGGCTGATGCGCGACTCGACGGTCAAGCTCGTCCGCAAGCTCAAGGACGCCGACAACCAGTACATCTGGCAGCCGGGCCTTCAGCTGGGCGAGCCGGACGTCCTGCTCGGGCGCCCGGTGCGGGTCGACCCGGACATGGCCGCCGCCGCGATCAACGCGGTGACCGTGCTGTTCGGCGACTTCAGCTACTACTGGATCCGCGATGTCGACGGCATCGCCTTCCAGCGGCTGAACGAGCTCTACGCCGAGAACGGGCAGGTGGGCTTCCGCGCGTTCCACAGGACGGACGGGGAGTTGCTGAACACCGCCGCGATCAAGAAGCTGACCCAGGCCGCCGCCTAGCCCGCGTCAGCGAGTCGTGAGTGAGGCGGGGGCTTCGGCCCCCGCCCGCTCGAAACCCTCTGACCGAGGAGTCAGCCAATGGCAGACAAGAAGAGCAAGATCGACGAGGTCTCGGCAAGCGCCGCCTCCGTCACCACCACCGAGGAGACGCCGGCCAAGGCCGACACCACCTCGAACCCGATCCCCAACGACGCCCAGGCGAACCAGCCGCCGGTGCGGACCAACCGCCCCGACGTGCCGATCGCCCAGGTGCTCGCCGCCGGAGCGGGCGCGCACGAGCCGCGGGAGTTCTCAGAGCGCAAGGGCTACGACGGCGAGACCGTCGAGGCCGACGCCGACGGGCTCGACCGCGACGGGCGGGTCGTCGCCGACCCCAAGTAGCCCAGGGCTACCCGAGTAGTACGGCAGGGCGGGGCTACGGCCCCGTCCTGAGACTTCAATTCCGAAAGGCGGCGACGCTGATGCGAATCCGGATGCTCACCGACCAGGCCGGGGCCGACAAGGACGGCAAGATCGAGGTCCGCGAGAACGGGCAGGAGTACGAGGTCCCGTCGGCGGAGGCCAAGCGCCTGCTCGAATCGGGACAGGCCGAGCCGGTCGCGCGCAAGGGCTCAGACCGCGCTGAGAAGCGCGCCACGGCGGTGACTCGCTGATGGGCACCATCGCGGAGGGGGAGCGCAACAAGATGCTCGACGCCTGGGCCGGCCGTACGGCCTACACCGCCAACGCCGCGGTCTACGTCAAGCTCCACATCGGAGACCCCGGCGCGGCGGGCACGGCCAACGCCGCCGCCAACACGACCCGCCAGCAGGCGGTCTTCGGCTCCGCTGCGGCCTCGGGAGCGATCTCGAACACCGCAGCGATCGAAGTGGACGAGCGTCCCGAACACGGAGACCTACACCCACATCTCCTGCTGGACCGCCTCGACGGCGGGAACGTTCCTCGGCTCGGACGACCTGTCGTCATCGGCTGCGGTTACCGCAGGTGACACCTTCCGCATCCCTGTGGGTGACTTGGACATCGGGGTCTCATAGATGCCCTCGACGGCCGCCCTGCGGCCGGATGTCGCGGTCTCGAACAACTGGGACACGACGAACGGGACCTTCCCCGGCAACCTCGCCGACGCGGTCACCCAGCCGACGGCGCCGTCGACGGCCTCGGGCTTCATCCGCTCGGCTACTGCAGGCGACGTCGCGGAGGCGGATGTCGGTACCGAGACGCTCCCCGGCGGCGCCACGGTCACCGGCGCCACGCTCTGGCTCTACGGCTCGGGTGGAGCGAAGCGTGCCGTCGGCGCGACGCTCAAGACGGGGAGCACGGTCCTCGCCGGGAGCGACACGAACCGCGTCATCGCTGCGGCCGGTGCCGAGGGCTGGTATTCGCTCAGCTACTCCGGCTCGCTGACGCAGTCCCAGATCGACGGGCTCCGCTGCCGGTTCGCGATCGAGTCGACCGCGGGCGGCGGCGGTGCGGGAACCTGCTCGGTCTATGCCGCCTATATCGTCGTCGACTACTCCGTGGTCACGACGCACGAGCGCTCAGCGGCGCTCAGCGTCGCAACGGCGATTGCGACCACGGGGACGTTCTTCAGCGTCATCTCGGCAGCCGCGGCGCTATCGGCATCGACGACCGTCGCGAGCGCGGGCAGCATCGCCAAGGACCGCTCGGCCTCCCTTGCGGCAGCGTCGAGCATCGCGACGACGCCCCAGCGCGACCTGCAGCGCTCGGCATCCCTTGCGGGCGGGGCTTCGCTCACTTCCGCGGGCCGTCGCGACGTCCACCGGCAAGCGGCGCTAACCGGCGCCGCGGCGGTCACGGTATCGGGCTACGCCGAGCGCTCTCGCTCGGCGTCGCTCTCGGCCAGCGGGAGCATCACGGGCACCGGCCAGCGCGACCTGCAGCGCGCGAGCGCCATCTCGGCGGCGTCCTCGCTCCAGGCGATCGGAGAGGTCGCGGGTGGGGCGGCGATCCACCACGGTTCGGCTGCTCTCGCCGCTTCGTCCTCGCTTGCCGCAGCGGGCTCGGTCTCGCGGGTCCTCGAGCGCGCGGGTGCGGTCTCCGCGACAGCGGCCCTGACCGTCGGCGGCGAGCATGCTCCGACCGTCGGGGCGATCGACGGAATCGGCGGCCTCGGGTCGATCGTCGCCGCATCCGGCACGGCGACTCACGCCGACTCCTCCGCGGGCATCACGGGCGCCGACAGTGGGAGCTCGTCTTCCTCCGGCGACGGTACCAGCGGCTCGGCCTTCCCCTCGTCTACTTCTTTCATCTCCGCCGGTGACGGCGGTTCGACCATGTTTGGAGCGATTGGCTAAGTGCTCGAGCGCGTTCTCAAGGCCACGCCGGCCACGATCTCGAATACGTGGTACGAGGACGGCGCGGCCGTCGACCCCGGTGTCGTGACGATCGACATCACCCGAGCCGACGGGACGCCGCTCGTGAACGACGGTGCAACCGGCACCTCGGGCAACACCCGCACCTACAACCTCACCGCCGCGACCCACACGAACCTGCTCGATACGCTGCGTATCGACTGGGCGAGCCCGACGAAGGGCACGATGACCAACTACGTCGAGGTCGTCGGCGGGTTCCTCTGCTCGATCACCGACATCGACGGCCAGCTCCAGTCCTCGGGGTCCTATACGGCGGCGCAGAAGGCCACCAAGCGCACGCTCGCGGAGACGGCGATCGAGGACTACTGCGGTGTGGCCTTCGTCCCGCGCTACCACCACCAGACGCTCAACGCTCCCGGCACGACCGATCTCCTGACGCGCTGGCCGCGCGTGCGCTCGATTCGAACGGCGACGCTCGATGACACCGCCCTGACGGTCGGGGACCTCGTCCCCGGCGAGAACGGGACGATCTACTACTCCTCCGGCTGGACTGCGGGCTTCGGGAACGTCGTCATCGGCTACGAGCACGGCTACGACTTCCCACCGCCGCGCATCTCGGAAGCGTGCGCGGTACTGGCGAAGCACTATCTCGTCCGCGGCCCGGTCGACGACCGCATGACCTCGATGATCACCGAGGACGGGACGTTCTCGATCACGAACTGGCCGGTCGAGGTGCTCGACGCCGTCCGAGACTTCCGCATCCCGGCGGGCATCGCCTAGATGGCCGCTTCGAAGGCTCCGGCCGTCAAGGCGGCGCTCGTCACGCTGTTCGACGCCGCCACGGCCGCCACGGTCACATGGGCCGCTCCCACCGACGAGGAGGACTACGTCGCGGAGATGGTCTGGCTGGGGGATGTCGACCAGGAGGAGAACTTCCGC